CTTGTTTTTCTATACGAATATATATATTATTTATTACTATTAAGATTTATATTTTTTTGAGTTCTACAATGTATATAAGGTTTTGCATAACCCAACATGTATCCTTTGTCTAAATAATCTTTTATCTCATCTTTTCTTACACTTATATTTGTGCTGAGATTTGTCATAAAAACATAATCTTTATTATGATGAGGAAAATCTTTAAAAACATAGTCCCACATTATTTTATTACTTTCAAACTTTGTGCTGAAACTGTATCAATCCCCCCTTGAGGAAATAAAACTTCATACTTTATATTTTCTTCTGAATATATGAATGAAGGTATAATACTATACTCTTTCAATACTAAAACTGGAATATCTCTGTAAAGACATAGTTTACCTATTAGATCAGAATTTTCTTTTGTCACCGTGAATAACCTTTATTACAGGAAATCTTAATGAGTATTCGCCATTTTGATTTTGAGATTCTTCAAAGTATTGTACTGTTATTTCTTTACCAACAATATCCTGCGGATTATTAAAATAATATTTACGTTGATCAATACTAAATCCACTACCAACTCTTACAATATTGTCTTTATGTTTTATGGCTACTCCACTTAACATTTCTTCTTCTACTTCAGTACCTTCCTTGATATATCTAAGTGGACCAAAGAATGTATCTATAACAGTATACTCAGCATCATAGAACGTTTTAACTTTTAAAATATCATTTGATCTTTTACCCTTGTACATATCATCTTTTCGAAGCATCAAGCCTTCCCAGCCTTTTTCTGATGCTTTGTTTGCAAGTTTATCTAACTCTTCAAAAGAAGATACGGGTATTTGATTTAGAAAGTCTAAGTATTTTAAATTTTTACCTAACAATAAACTCTGTAAAGCAAATACTCTTTGCGAGAAAGAACCTGAGGTTGCTTCACCTCTTTTAAACATAACTGAAGGTATGAAGTCAAATATTTGAAATAAACCGTTTTGTATTGTATGGTCTTTGCGACCAATTTCTTTCATTATACTTTGAAAATCTTCATCGCCTTTTTCATTTACTATACACATTTCTCCGTCATAAACAACGTTTTTAACACCTAAATTCTCTATTTCTCTTTCTACCAGGGATAACGTATGAAATTGTTTTCCTGCTCGTGAGAATGATTTAGCTTTTCCTTTTTCGTCCACCACAATAAGGCAGCGAACACCATCGAGTTTTCTTGATACATACCAAACATCTTTCTTAAAGTCTACTTTCTTCTTTGTTTTATCGTCATACTTATTAGCTAACGCTACATTGAAAGTAGGTATCAAGCTGGGAATCGCTTTGTTAATTAATTTTACCGATGCCCTAACTTTTAAGTTTCTATCTAAAATCAAGTGAATAATTTGTTTATATTCTGGATTACAATAAATAAACCCGTTTGTTTCTTCTATCGCTTTATGACCTGTAATTAGTCTTAAATTTAATGAGTCCAACAGTTCAAATATGGAACTAAATTTTGTATGTTTATTACAAAGATCTGGCCTCTTATTTAAAACTTTTGGTGTAATATTATATTGCATATAAGAGTTATATGTATAATACAATATTCTAATTACATTTTTATTTGCTAATCTAATTATTTCTACCTTATCGTTTGTTGAAGTAGAAGAGTTCATTTTTTCTATAAAGGTATTAATATCATTAATCATTAAAGTGTTCCAAGAGTTTTCATTAATAAAACATAGACTAGAGAAAAGAATAGTAGTTCAACCATACAAAAAAAGCCCAACACAACTAGAAATAAACTAAAATTAGATTTATATATCTTTTCGTTGTGTTGAGCTTGATCGTAGAATATTGCTACATTAAAAAATACTATCAGGATAAAACCTAAGTAATATAACATATCAATATCTTTTCTTTATTTGATTTTATCTAAGTCAGCTCCGGCTGAAATAGCTACAGCTTCCAAGAATAACTTTGAGTTATAAGGTATTCGTTTATTAATTCTCTTACATTTATCATATACAGCTTGAACTCGTTTTAAAGCATCCTTTGGTGACGAAGAGGCAAATACATAGTCAACAACACTCTTTTCATATTCTCCGAGTCCGTGTCTATCAATAGTAATCTTATAACGCATCATTTTATTTTTATTCCTTTTTAGTTAGTGTATTGTCTTGCAGCTATTTCTGCTTTTTGCGTATTTTCGTACTTTCCAAGATAAGTCCAGCCTTGAGACCACTTATTTTGGGCTTTATGATATAGTTTAACTTTGTTATTTTCTTTAACAAATTTAAATGTTTCACTATTAAAATTATATAACATAACTATCTCTTTTACAATTATTTTACATGTTTATAACAACATCAGCTTTATCAGATTCAAAAGCTAACTTACAATTTTTTGCTAATATCCAACACCTTTTCATTCTATACGAAGGTCCAGGTTTTGGTGCGCCACCATCTGTTAATACAATATAGCCATCAAACTTTCTTTTATTTTTAATAGCATGATTAGTTACAGCTTCAAATGATGTACCTCCAACAAGTGTCCTTTTAATACTTGGCTGTTTATTTTTCTTCCACAAGAAACCATTTTTTTCATCAACACGATGATCAAACTTATAAAGATAAAAATCAGTATTTCTAGAAAGATTATCTAGTTCAGCATAAAATGCTGATAACTCTTTATCAGAAACAGAACCACTTTCATCAATATATACTGCAATCATTGGACGATATATTTTTTTAGCTCCCGGGTGAATGCCCGGATATTTTCTATGAAGCTTCCTTACAGAAGAATTTCTTTGATCTTTCTTAGCGAATCCACAAAATCGCTTAAGTAATGATTGCCATTGAATTTTGTTTGATAACATCTTATAGATTTCAGTTCTTGTTTGATGTGATACTGATCCCCAGTTTCTGTTTTCAGCTTCTTCAGCAGCTTCTTTTACCAACTCTTTTATTTTGCCTTGCATAAGTTCTTTATCTTCTGCAGACATTTCATCCCAACCATCGTGGTCATCAAATCCAATAGAAACACTTTGTCCCTGAGACATTTCTTCAAGATATTTTTTAACATCTTCATCACTAATTAACTTATTAAAATAGTATTCAGATGTTTTATTTGTAGGCAAACTGGCAATAAGATTAGATAGCTTTTTAAAGTTTTCTAACTCTTCGTCAGTCATATTAGATTTTTGATCTGCATCTAAACGAAGCTTTTCTCCTGGGATCAGACCTCCTTCAGGAAGTTCATGTTTCGGTATTGTTGAATTAATAGCAAGATCTGTTGCATAATTCCAGATTATATGAGGATCTTTTCTTCTTTCTGTAGTATGACCAAAGACTAAATGTAAACATTCATGCTTAAGCAATCCGTTTACTTGATTTTTATTTAAGCCAGCCATAAACTCTCTATTCCAATATAATGTAATATCTCCATCTACACAAGTTACACCAGCTGTTGGAATTGTTGTTGTTTCTTCCTTGTTTAAAGATCTTAAGATTCTACTATAAAAGGGTTCACTCCAAAGAAAGCTAACTAAGTGAGGCGATAAATCAAAATTATCGATTTCTTGTTGACTAACTTTTTTTGTAGATAACATATTATTATTATTATTACTTTTTTTAGCCATACTTATCTCTCTTATTGATTTAGGAGGTCACGATTGCTGTTGACAACTTCAACAACATATTCACCAATTTCTTTATGGAACTTTTGAATAGAATTAATGTTTTTAGCTTTAGTAACACAAGACCAGAAGTGAATCATCATTTCTTCAGAAACCATTTTACCTAGTCTAGCAGCATTCTTTGCTTCAGAAACTGTCCAGTCATTTGAACCAGAATGTTCACCTAATCTTTCAATCAAGGAGTTAATTCTATCATTAGACATAGACTTAATCTTTTCTTGACAAGCTCTAAAGCTTTTAAGTAATTCTTCAGGAGTAACCACTATTTCATATTTCTTGACAAAGTCAGTAAATTCAACAGCTGCTTCTTGTCCTATAAATCCAATTGCAGTATTAAATATATCAAAACTATCTTTTGCTTCAAATAAATTAACTTCATTAAACTTAAGAACTTCATCAAATCTTGCCCAAGAAGCTGGAGTCGGAAAAACGTTTCCTGGTTTAATCTTTTCTAAGTTAACGTATAAATGTGCAGATCTTGTCTTGAGAAACTCAATGATTAAGTTATCAACATTTTTAGATTTAGCCCATGATATCCAATCAGATTTAGTTGGCTTTAAATCTATTGCCCAGAATCTTCTTAATAAAGCTGGATCCATCTCATTAACATCATATTCATTACCATGA